AATGAAAGGTAATGGTGGAGCTATTGCTGTATCACCAAATGATTATAGAAGTGTAGTTAATTTATTAGAGGTAGAAGGATAATGATTATAGAAGCAATTTTAAAAATAAACCCAAACGCAGAAGTATCTGTAAGTGGAAATGACATTAATACTATTGAATGGCTCAATGGAACACCAGAAATACCTAAAGCTGACATAGAAGCTAAGATGTCAGAGTTACCTACTGCTGAAGAAGAAGCTACTGCAAGAGAAAATTTAAAAGCTAGTGCAAAAGCTAAACTAATAGCTGGTCAACCACTTACTGAAGAAGAAGCTAATACGATAGTTCTATAATGCCTAGAAAACTAACCTCAAAACAGTACGCTGATGTAGCTACTGGGGTTAGGCTTTCATCACATGAGAAACTCTGTGCTGAACGTATGAAAGCACTGCAAGAAGCAATAAAAGAGTTAAAAACCGAGGTAAAATCACTAAGGCAAGACGTATCAAAAGGTAAAGGAGCTATATCAGTTCTAGTATTTTTTGGAACAATAGTTACAGCATTAGTTAGTTATTTTACCTGGGATGGCTAAACAAAAATTCGTTCATTTCGAACCCAGGTCAAAACCAAAAAAAAGACCAGGTAGACATACTAAATCTTTAAACAAAAGTAGTAAGCGTGATTATAAAAAATATCATCGCCAAGGCCGTTAATGAAATATGTTTTAATTCTTTATCTTTGTTCCTTCGCAACACAACCTAAGTGTTTTCAAGAGCAAGTAATAAGTAAAGAATATTCAAATTATTATGACTGTATAACACAAGGTTATATGCACTCTTATAGTCATTTAAAAATGCTTGACCCAGATGAAGTAAATCAAAAAAAATTAGCGATTAGATTTGCTTGTAAAGATATGAGTACACCAACATAATGTTAGATAAATTATTTTATAAACTATTCGGTTTCCTAGATAAAATTTGGGATATGGATTTTACACATTGTGAAAGACAAGACTGTCCTAAGAAAAAAACAAAAAATGTAAAGTCACCAGACAATAGAATGAATTTTCCAGATGACTAGAAAAACAAACACAGCATTAATTGCTTTACTTGGAACTATACTTATGAGTTTAAGCACATGGGTTTTAATAACATTAATAGAAATACAAACAATAGTAAGCATGATGCAAAATGAATTAATAAATATAGATAAACAATTTGGTAGAGTTTACAATTTTATAGATAGCGTAAGAAAATAATATGAATGACAAATTAAAACAATTACATGAAGTTCTAACACAACAGTTGTTAGATAGAGTTAAAAGCGAAGATGCAAAAGCTTCAGATTTAAATGTAGCTAGACAATTTTTAAAGGACAATGGTATTGAGGCATTACCAGTAGACAATTCACCACTAAAATCTTTAGTAGATGAATTACCATTCAGCAGTGAAGAAGAAGTCTATAATGGAACAGATACCAACTAAACTTAAAGACTTTAGAAATTTTTTATATATTGTTTGGAAACATTTAAGTTTACCTAAACCAACACCAATACAATTTGATATAGCTAATTTTCTACAATCAAAAAATAAAAGAATTGTTATCAATGCCTTTAGAGGTGTTGGTAAATCGTGGATAACATCGGCATACGTCTGTCACCAATTATTATTAGACCCACAACAAAATATATTAGTTGTATCAGCATCTAAAAATAGAGCAGATGATTTTTCAACTTTTACATTAAGATTAATTAATGAGATTGATATTCTTTCACACTTGATACCAAGTGATGACCAAAGACAATCTAAGATAAGTTTTGACGTAAAACCTGCAAGAGCTTCACATGCTCCTTCTGTAAAATCACTAGGAATTAGTGGTCAATTAACAGGTAGTCGAAGCGGCCTGATAATTGCAGATGACGTAGAAAGTGCGAATAATTCAGCAACTATGGGTATGAGAGATAAGCTTTCTGAACAAGTTAAAGAGTTTGAAAGTATTCTTAAACCTGATGGCCGCATAGTGTTTCTAGGTACAATGCAGAATGAAATGTCATTGTATAACACTCTTCCACAAAGAGGTTATAAACAAAGAATATGGCCAGCTTTATACCCTTCAGATAGTCAAATGAAGAGCTATGGAACAGTCTTAGCTCCAATGATTAAGAATACTATTAATGAAGATATAGTAGGTAAACCTACAGACCCACAAAGGTTTGATGAAGAAGATTTAGCACAAAGAAAATTTTCTTATGGTGCATCTGGTTTTAACTTACAGTTTCAATTGGATACAACTTTAGCTGATATAAATAAATATCCACTTAAATTATCTGATTTAGTGGTTATGAATACTAATCCTAAAGTTGCACCTGAAAAAGTAGTATGGGCTTCTAGTCCAGAATTAAAACATGAAGAGTTACCATGTGTAGGTTTACATGGTGATGCTTATTATCGACCAATGCAAACAACAGGTGAATGGTTAGATTACCATGGTTCTGTTTTAGCAATTGACCCTAGTGGCCGTGGAGCCAATGAAAGTGCTTACGCTGTTGTTAAGATGTTTAATGGAAATTTATTTTTAACAAGGTCAGGAGGTCTTGTTGGTGGTTACACAGATAAGACATTACAAAATTTAGCAGACATTGCTAAAGAAGAAGAAGTTAATTTAGTTCTTATAGAGGAGAACTATGGTGGTGGTATGTTTACAAAATTATTACTACCTTTTATTCACAGAACTTATCCAGTTACTATTGAAGAAATTAGACATACAGAAAACAAAGAAAAAAGAATTATAGATACTTTGGAACCATTGATGCAGCAACATAGACTTATTGTTAATTCAAATGTTGTGCAGCATGACTACCAATCCACTCAAGAATTGTATCAATCAGAGAAAGCTTTGAGATACCAATTGTTTTATCAAATGAGCAGAATAGGTAGAGATAGAGGTTCACTAGCCGAAGATGACCGTTTAGACGTGCTAGCAATGGCATGTAGGTACTGGGTAGAGCAACTAGCCAGAGACCAAGAGACTGCGCAATCACAGAGACGTGAGGAGCTCCTACGAGGTGAATTAGATAGGTTCCTAGACCATCAAGTGTTCGACAGAACACCTAAGACTAACAAGTGGTTTTAGAACAGGACAGTATAGATAAGGGGTTAAACCATAGGTATACCCCTAAGAGTTACTCTAGTAGTTAACTAAAGGTTAACCTGTAGTTACTGTTACATTTCCTATTCTTATTATTAATAATTATTATAAATATATATATGACCCTAGACCAAATCATTAAGTTCCATGATGAACTTGTAGTAGAAGCAGAGACACACTTTCCTAAACCTTTAAAGAGAGCAGAGATTAAAGATGTTAACCCTAAGTTGTCCTTGGTGAAAACTAAGAAAACCAAGATATTCACTGTTGATGATTACCTTGGGTGTAACCTTGAGAGTTTCTTTAAGAATATTATAGTCAAAGCTGACTTCAGAGAATAATTAGGTACAAAAATCTGAATGGGTATACGTATATACCCCAGGAAATTTTCCCCCTTATGAGCGGAAAAAATAGCAATAATAGATAAAAAAATGCACATATATGCACATTATTATTATTTATAGGCCATTACTCTTTATATATATGGATTTGTCCAGGGACTACGAAACCTAAGACACTCTATATATGGATTAAATGCGCCAGAATTTTTTAACAGCTATCTATTAGCTCTTATCTGTTTTCTACTTTGAAACCTGAAGACACTCATTAAGTGCCACTATAGAGAACCTCCACAAAAGACAACGCCAGGCGCAGCGCTCCTGGATAGATAGCAGCTATTTAAATTATTTTGATTATTTTTATATTATTACTTGCACTAGCGTAAATACATCTATATTAATATCACTAGCGTAAATATAAATTAAATAGAAAGGATGTTATATTATGCAAGACAATCAAATATACGTTGCATGTTTAGCCGCTTATAATAGCGGTCATTTACATGGCGAGTGGATAACACCTGCAAATGATAAAGACGAATTGCAGGCACAAATAAATAAAATCTTGAAGAGCTCACCAATTGAAGATGCTGAAGAGTGGGCTGTACATGATTATAATAATTTTCCAAACCTTGGAGAATATCCTGGAATTGAAAACATTATAAAAGTTCAAGAGGCTATAGACGAGCATGATGCTGATGTTGTTAGTGCTTTTTTAGAAAACTGGAGCATAGAAGACTTAGACCATGTTGATGATGCTTACTATGGAAAATATTCAGACTTCAGTGAGTTTGCTCAATCATTAGCTGATGAAACTATGCTAATTGACTGTCCACAACATATTCAAAATTACTTTGATTATGATAAGTGGGAGCGTGATTTGTCACATGATTATCACGAAGGCGATGCTGCTGACGGTTCAAGCTTAATATTTAACTCTAACTGGTAAGGATAATTATGTATAAACAAACTAAACTTTTTAAAAAATATAATTATCCTAGTTGGGGTATTGATAGAAATATCAACACACCAGGTGAAAGGGTGTTTATTAAAAAAGATACACCAGCTACCAACTGGATTAAGTATCTAAAGCACTGCCAAACTGCTGGAGCTTATGGAACTGGTTATATTGTAAATAGATATAAGCGTAATTATGGTATTAAAGGAGCTACAGTCTTTAAACCAAAAAAGCCAACTGCTGTAAATACTTTTGCACAAGGTTTTATTAAATTTGGTATTGAACAAGGATATATTAAATAATGAAATATAATCTTATTATCAGGCCTGTTAATATAATAAAAGACCATTGTAGCGGTGAAATTAAAACCCATACAATGAAACCAAAAGACCTAACCAGGTTATATAGATATTTAAATAAATATTTTAGATACCACTGGCAAGAGGTCAAACCAGACTGTAAAAAATGTAATCCAAATGATAAACATAGATTAAGTTGGAAATATAAAGGCATGAAATTTTATGCTGATGAATACAAGACAAATACATAAAAAATAAGATTTAATAAGGCCTGTAGGTTAATCTCTTGCAGGCCTTTTTACTATGTGCAAGAAAGTAGTCACAAACTCTTTATTTACATTCAGTTACTTTTAAATCTCTTGCAGTCATATATAAAAGATATGAATGAAAAAGAAAAAAATTACAGATATTACAAGGCCAAATAGGAACACTCTTGCAGCTAAAAAAATACTAGAGGAAAACTTTGGTAACTTACGGAAAGGCCTGGAGGCAATTGAAAAAATAAAACTTGAAGATGCTGCATCAAAAGCTCTTCATAAATTAAGACAACAGACACAATCTCTTCAACTTAAATTACAACAAGATAAAAACACAAAGGCAGTTACAAATTCTCTTACAGGCGCAGTTAGAAAACAAAGATTTAAAACACCAGAAATAACAAACAAGTTAGCAAATCTTATCACTGGTAAAGATACAAGTTACGAGAAAAAGACTAAAGTTGAAATTTTACCAGATGGTAGAAAACGTCATCACATTCTCTTCAAGCCTAAGTATGAACCTGATGAATACCTGGTGATGGACTTTATGTGGGATAACAACATTGATGATATTTTTGGTTTAATTAAATTTTATAAAAATAATAAAAAAAGATATGAGCCCAAAGATTGGGATGACTTAACTAATGTTTTAAGGTCTCTTAATTTTAAACCTCAAGAAGTTTTAAATTATTCTATTTCAAAAATACAAACTAAAGAAAGATTTTTAGAACATAGATTATATCGAAGAATTAAAAGTAATGAAACTTATGCTCTTAGAACTTTTATAGAAATTTATAGTAAACACCTTAAATCTAAATTACCTTTTAAAAGTTTTTTTGGTTCAAAAGATTTAAACAATTGGTGTCACGAAGAAGACATTTATTTTAATTCTGAAGAGAATTGTAGAGTAAATAAAGATTTATTAGTTAATGCTTGGAATAAGATAAATCCAAAAGATAAAGTAATAGATAGAAAAAAGAAAAAATAATTAATCTTTAAGTTTATTTATTTAACTTATTCATAATATTAGTTTCTAATTTATGTAAGTTATTGTGATACTTATTGTTAGCACTTTTAGGCTCTTTGAAGTCTTCCATAAGTGAAAAAGGTATCATGCAAATAAACTTAGACCAACTAATGTTATTATTTTTAGGTATTGTTAGTAAAACTTCACGACTTCTAACATGAATTAATACAAAATTATTATCTTGTTTAATTATCATACCGTACATTGGGTCATCATTTTCAGGATAAAGCATAACTAATCTATTAACACATTTATTATTAACGTAAGAACTTACATTATCTAAACCTTTACCAGAAAATATAAACACAAAACCTGAATAAGCTGTACCACTGACACACAAATAACCAAGTACAGGCGACCATGCTTTAATTAAATCAGCAGGTACAGACACAGACTGTGGTTGAGTAAGATTTAACATACGAACTTTATCGTTATCTATAACTTGACCTAATATTGGTAATTGTTCTATAGATTTAGATTGAGATATAGATGTTAATTGATTGTTGTATGCTTTTTTAATTTTATAATAATTATCTAAAGTTATATTTTGACAATTACTGGCACGATATAATACATTCTTATCTATACCTGCTGTATTAATAATAGCTTCTCTACCATGCTCTTTAATCAGCTTGTTTATAAAATCAGAAAAATCTTCAAGAGAACTAGGAGACGTACTCATAAAATTATCTATATCTTTATATATCATATTATCTACCTATAAATGGTAATATACTGAATTAAATTTTATATCAACAATTATTTTTATAAAAGAGTTGCAGTCTCATATAAAATGTGCATAAGATATTCTTACTGATTTGCGAGAATTAATCTCTTATATCAGTAGAAATGGATAGTAAAATATGAGTGTATATATAGTGCAGACATCATCAAATTGCATGATGTGTAAAAGTACGTTTCTTCATGCAATTGGGTTGCATAAGTCAGAGGACTTATCAAATCAAATGAAGAAACAAATTGACCAACTAAAAGTTGGGGAAGCTATTCAGTTTCCCAACGGTCTAAAAGTAAAACATTTTTCAAATCAAATGGTTTTAAATTTGTTTTCTTATATTAAGAAAAAAATAAAAAATAATAACCACCGCAACACCATGGAAAATACATCCCAACCACCATGGGATAGTGGAACGCATTATTTGAATTTAAATCTTAATATGAAATAAGAATTGCGTTACAAGCGTGAGGGTTTTTACCTCTTATTCCTTTAAGAGGTTTATTTCATTCTTTCTACCTCACGTTTGTAACAGTAAGCAATTAAGGAGGTAAATTAACTATGGTTAATAAAATGGTAGTCTTAACAAGCAATAGAGGACTACAAAATGGAAGTCAGAAGTTTGTGGAACACCCACCAATTTTAGCTTCTAAAGTTAAAACTTATCTATCTTCAATAAGACATATTAGAAAACAACTCTTGGAAACATATCCAGGATGTAAGTTTTCTTTTGATGAAGTTGATGAGTTTGGAAAGTTAGTCGAATTTAATAATTAAATTATGATTAACTCAAATAACAGCACCACCGAAAAGGAGACATTATATGCAGTTATTTAATAATGTTGAATTGCTTTATGAAGATGTGTCTATGTATGCACCTGAAGGAGTAAATTGGCACGACCATTTTAAAAGTTTTTTTCAATTCCAATCTTGGAATGATAGAACTGAAAAAGCTTGGTTGTTTCGTTTGGGTAAACACAGACTTACAATAGTCAAAGAAAAACCAGACGCAATTGCAAAAGTGTTGTTAAAAGCACAGCAGCAGGCTGATAAAACCTCAATAAAGTAACTTAATAACAATATTCCTAATACGCTAGTTTTAACATTTGACTAGCGTAAGGGAATAATGTAAAAATTTATGATGCAAGCAAAAGTAGGTTTAAATAATGACCAGGTTCTTTTTGGTGGTAGAACCATGATAATAACAACACCATGCCTACCTACATTTTCTTGCAATTTAAAAACAATAACTAAAGAAGGGATAAACGGTATGGCACACTTTGGCGATATAGCTAAAGCATTTAATAACCTTGCTCTTGAATTATCAAAGCGTGGTAAAATAAAAAATATTAACGGTTTGTATTTAAGAACATTGATGGTGTTTATGGCGTATGCAAATTTACCTGTTAAGGAATGTAACGCACAAAATGCTAAAAGCTATATGTTAAATAAACTAAACTTTGAAGCAAGTTCAGCAACAATTAGTCGTAATACAGGAGCACTTAGAGAACTAGGTCTTTTGACTTTAGTAGAAGACCCACTGGATGCGAGAGTAAAAAATATTGAGCTGACAACACTTGGTGAAAAGTTTGCAAAACTAATGAGGTAAATAATATGAGTAAGAAAAAAGGCTACCGAGCACAATTGAACCAAGATGGTTCTGTTAAGTGTTGGAGGGTAGACATTACACTTGGAGGCAAAAGATTTACGCCTACTTGTGCAACTGAAGATGTTGCAATTGCAACTGTTGCATCTTTAAAAGACCAACATGAGAGAGGTATCAGTTTAATTCCAACTGCTGGAACTAGAGGTATCACTATCAAAGATGCTTTTGAACAATGTCACAATGACCCAGAAATAGGTTGGATGAATACAGACCATGGTAAAAAACAAAGATACTATGCTCAATCATTCTATAATTTTTGGGGAGCAAAAGCACAGCTAACAAGCATAACCAAAAAAATGTGGTATGAATATACTGCACAATTCCAGGCCACTGCTACTAACAATAGAAGAGCAAGCTGTTGGAATAAAATCACAAGCTATGCAGTTGAGAATGGTACAATTGCACCAAGCGATAGATTGAAAATTAAACGAGCTAAAGAAAGGCTTACAAGACTTTATGCTTTCTCTCGTGTAGATGAAAAATCTATTAAAGATGCTTGTGAGCAACTTGGTTATGATGATTTAAAAGATTTTATTACTGTACTAATTGATACTGGTGCTAGAGCAGAGGAATTACTTCAAGCTTCAGCTAGAGATTTTCAGTATTTTAGTGATGGTTCTTTTACTTTAAATCTATATCGAATTAAAACTGATACAGACAGTAATATAGGTTTGAAAAAACGTAGCCAGGAAATCTTATCAAGACGAAGTAATTCAGCTAAATTTTTTATGGGTAGTTACAAACACTACTATAGAAGATTTCAGCATGTTAAAAAAATCTTAGGTAAGACTACTGATAAAAACTGGACTTTCCATGTTTGCAGACATACTTGTGCATCAAGAATGGCTGAAGCAGGAATACCACTAGCTAAAGTTGCTGCATGGTTAGGCCACGCTCCTAATTCACCAGTAACTTCTAGGTACATACACTTCTATGGTGCAGGCAAAATTGATATTGCTAAAACTATGGATGAGTTTGATACACAACTAGACAACAGCGAAAATGTAATTAGAATTGCTGTTGGAGATAAGAAGTAAATATTATGACTAATACTGTTTCAATCATTAAATACTGTGTGCAGAAATGTGCAGACGATGTGCGAAACGGTTTGTCATCAAATTTGAGTAGGCGTTTTATAAGGTTTTTTGATACAGTTTTGTGCGGATGTGTCTTAAAAACTTTTGCTAACGTCTACTCTAGCGTAACCTTTAAACTAGCGTATTTTAATAAATACTGACCTATCTACCAAATAGTTGATTAAGTTAAAATCAACTAATTTGCACTGGCGTAAGCTCGTGCACGCTCCGCACATAGTTATTAGAACCTAAATAGAACATACGCTTGGAGGCGCATAACATGGAAATATCCAAAGAAATCCTAGAAAAACTAGGTGTTAAAAAAGTTGCTGTAACTAAAGTAGCTGACAATAAACACGATGCTCTAAAAATAGAAAGAGAACATGAAATGAAAATGATGGCTAAAGGTGTAGCTCGTTTTCATAAATCAATATACAAAGCAAAAAGTCGAACCAACAAGAAAAACAAGCCTAGAGAAACAACTGAAAGTGTCACAATTTATGGCCAGCAATTGGCTCAAACTGGCCTGGAACCATTAAGTAAAGCAATCAATAATTATTATTGCAGCGCTATGAATGGAGAGGCTAGAAAACTATCAACTGAAATAATTCTACTCACAAAATGCATTCCTATTAAGGACTTAAAGCATGATAATCAAGATAGATGGGATGGTATTAGTTTTATAGTTCTTAAAGCCGTATTAGACAGTATCACTGTTGGCTCTACCCAAAACAAATCAGTAATTAAAATATCTACCGCAGTAGAAGATGAAGCTAGGCTAGGTTATTTTAAAGAACAAGATAGCAAGCAATATAACCAGACTAAAGAATGGTTAAAAAAGACAAAAAAGAAAAACTATAGGCACAATAGAAGGGTCTTTAGACATTCTATGAATAGACATGAGTTGGAATGGAAAGGTTTTTCTCAAGAAGATAAAGTTAAACTCGGTAAATTATTATTGGAGCTGCTTATAATCCACACTGGATTTGTGCAATACAGTAATAAGCGTAAAGGCACTAAAATTTTAAAATATGTGCAAGTTACACCAAAAACATTGGAATGGATTGATAAAAAGAAATTCAGTGCTGAAGTTCTAAAACCTATGAAAATGCCAATGATTGTTGAACCTCAAGATTGGACTACACCTTACAATGGCGGCTATTACGTCAAGCAATTAAGGCCACCTGAATTAAGTTCCACTGTAGGAGAGCTTAACAATCAAAATGCTAAAACCGAGGAGGAAATCAATGCATTATAATATAGTAAAAAAGGCATCCAGACCTTATCTGGAAGAAATGTACAACAGGGCACATGAAATGCCTGAAATATGGAAGTGTATTAATGTACTTCAAAAAACACCTTTCAAGGTAAATACATCCGTACTTGAAGTAGCTAAAAGTGTTTGGGGTAAAGGACTTACAGTAGGTAAATTACCATCTAGTGTAAAAGAAGAGGTTCCACCTAAACCATTTGATATTGATACTAATGAAGAAGCCAGGAAAGCTTGGAGTAAAATTAAAAGAGCTATTTTTGATGCTAATGAAACCCGGGAAAGTAAAATATTACTGACTAAAAGTATTATTGATATTGCTACAGAGTTCCAGCAGCATCCTCATGTATATTTTCCAGGTCAATATGATTGGCGTGGTAGATATTATTCTGTACCTCAATTCTTTAACGTACAAAATAATGATTTAGCTAGAGGTTTAATTTTATTTGCAAAAGGTAAACCACTTGGAAGTGACCAAGCTTTAGCTAGGCTTGCTATTCATGGTGCTAATACTTTTGGTGAAGCTGATAAAGATACTTTACAAAATAGAGTTAAATGGGTTGAAGATAATCAACAAAGAATAATTGATACAGCTAATGACCCACACGACCACTATGATTTTTGGGGCAAATGTTCGGAACCATTCCAATTTCTTGCATTCTGTTTTGAATGGAGAGACTTTGTTAAATTTGGTGAAACTTCAGATTTTGTAACTAATCTACCTTGCTATAGTGATTGTAGTAATTCAGGGCTCCAGATTTTTTCAGCATTGTTAGCTGATAAAAGAGGAGGTGAAGCAACAAATCTTGTACCTAGTGAAAAACCTAGAGACGTATACAAAGAAGTTGCAGATGAAACACTAGAACTACTTGATGACAGACCAGATTGTATTGAAAAAGATATGTGGCGTGAGTACGGTGTTGATAGATATACAACAAAAAAAGTTACAATGTGTGTTGTCTATGCATTAACTAAGTGGAGTGGTAGAGAATACATTGAAGACCATCTAAAAGAAAATGAAGAAGATGGTATTGAAAATCCTTTTTCTACAGATAGGAATAAAAAAGAAGGTGTTCCATCTTCTTATAAAGCAACATCATATCTTGCAGATAGTGTATGGGATGCGCTTGGTAATGTTATTAAAAAATCAAGAGAAGCTATGGACTGGTTACAAGAAGTAACTAAATTAGTTTCAAGTGATAACAAACCTATTCATTGGACAACACCCACAGGGTTTATAGTTCAAATGAATTGTCCAATTACAACACCCAAAAGAATTAATACAAATATGGGTGAAAAAATATGGAGGCCAAAACTTAATAAATATGTAGATGATATTAAAAAAACTACTATTCGTATTGAGACAAATAAAATTAATGTACAAAAAGCAGTAAATACTATTTCAAGCTGTTATGTACATTCTTTAGATGCTTCGGTATTACAAAGGGCAGTATGTAAAGCTTATGATGCTGGAATTACTGACTTTGCTGTCATCCATGATAGCTTTGGAGTTTTAGCACCAGATGTTGATTTGATGAATAAATCTTTAAGAGAAAGTTTTGTTGATATTTTTCACAATAAAAATTTGCTGAAAAATTTTTCAGAAGAAATCCAAACACAAGTAAGCAAAGACAAAAGAAACAAAATACCTGCTGTACCAGAAAAAGGTACCCTTGATGTTTCTCAAGTAATGCACAGTGAATACTTTTGTTCATAAGGTTACGCTAGCGCATCAAAACAGGACACTATAGATGAAGGAAACTTTATCAAATACTGAGTAGGCGAAAAGGCTAATGTTGTATGCGAATATTAACCAAGACTACTCAGTATTTATTAATCAATAAATACCTAGGAGGGTATTATGCAAAATGCAAAAAAATATACTTCTCCTTTTGGGAAAGCTTTATACCCATATTTATCTAAGGCGGATGTAAAATTCAAAGCCGAAGGTGAATTTAAAGTAGACCTAGAAGTTGAAGGAGAACAAGCTGAAGAGTTAAAAACTTTTATTAATGATTTAGCTGAACAGTCTGTAAAACAGGCTCAAGAAAAAACAGGTAAGAAGAATATAAAACAAACTTCTTCATTACCTTACAAAGAAACTGAAGATGGTAAAACAATCTTTAAGTTTAAAATGAAAGCTAGTGGAACTAATAGTAAAACTGGCGATACATTTAAACAGAAACCAGCTTTATTTGATAATGACCTTAAACCTATTAATCCTGAACAAGTTCAAATTTGGGGTGGCAGCATATTAAGAGTTAGTTATCAACCTGCATTATGGTTTACACCAATGTTAGGTGCTGGTGTTTCACTAAGACTTAAATCAGTTCAAGTAAAAAATCTAATCGAAGGTGGCGCACAAACAAGTAGCTCTAGTGACTTTGAAAAAGTTGCTGGTGATGCATCATCTAAAAACATCCCTGATGAAATACAAGAAACAGAAGCGGTATCAGCAACCGACTTCTAAATTCAAGTCTAAGCTTGAGGAGGTGTTTAATGATTTTCTTGAAAAAAATGAAATTAGTTTTGGTTATGAAGATTTTAAAATATCCTACCTCAAGCCTGAAAAACCATCTAAATACACACCAGATTTTATCTGTCCTATAAATAATAATTTAAGAATTATATTTGAAACTAAAGGTCAGTTCTTAACATCTGACAGGCGCAAACATTTACAAATCAAACAACAATACCCAGACCTGGATATTAGATTTGTATTTTCAAATAGCAAAAATAAAATTGGTAAAAAATCTAAAACGACTTACGCAAAATGGTGTGAGTTAAAAGGTTTCCAATATCATTGCATTCAATCATCAAAAAAATTTTTACCTGATGAATGGGTAAAGCAAATTAAAAAATTACAAGAGGCATAACATGAGTAGAAAAACAACAGATTATATAATCATACATTGTACTGCTACAAAACCATCACAAAACATAGGGTTTGAAGAAGTAAACTTTTGGCATTTAGCTAGAGGTTGGATGGGTTGTGGTTATCATTTTATTATTAAAAGAGACGGTATCATTGAAGATGGCCGAACAACTGATGCAATTGGAGCTCATTGTAGAGGACACAATCACGATAGTATTGGTATTGCATTAGTAGGTGGTATGAATGAAGAATTTACTGCTGCCGAAAATAATTTCACAAGTTCCCAATGGGAAAGTTTAAAGAAATTAGTTGATGAACTTCACAAGACATATCCTGATGCAAAACTAAAAGGTCATTACCATTTTAATCCAGATAAAGAGTGTCCTGCATTTGATGTAGATGAATGGGCTAAAACAGATTTCTTATGGGTTGAAGGAGATTATCTACCTGATGATGAAAGAGACGAAGATGGATAATAGTGAAAGTGAATTTGTAAAACACGAACCATGCCCACAATGCAATTCAAGAAATAACCTTGCCAGGTATTCTGACGGACATGCATGGTGTTTTGGTTGTCAATATAGAGAACCACCAGATGGCATTGAAAATAATACACAAGCAAAAGAGGTAAGCAATATGGTTCAAGGTGAACATCAAGCATTAAATAAAAGAAAAATAAATTTAGATACGACCAAGTTCTTTAACTATCAAGTTGGACAATATAATGGTCAGACAGTACACATAGCACCATATTACAATGACAAGTATCAGATAGTTGCACAACACATTAGATTTCCTGACAAAAAATTTATTTGGTTAGGTGATATTGAAAAAGTTAATTTGTTTGGTCAACACAAATGGAAGCCTGGCGGTAAGATGATTACAATTACAGAAGGCGAAGTTGATTGTATGAGTGTATCCATGGTTCAAGGAAATCGTTGGCCAGTAATTTCTGTACCTAGTGGTGCACAATCAGCAAAAAAATATATTAAGAAAAATTTAGAGTACCTAGAAAGTTTTCAAAAAGTTAATTTTCTTTTTGATAATGATGCTGCTGGAAAAAAAGCAGCGGTAGAATGTGCTCAATTGTTTACTCCCAAAAAAGCTTGCATATCCATGTTACCTTTAAAGGATGCCAACGAAATGTTGGTGTCCGATAGGGGTCAAGATATTATACATCATATATGGAATGCTAAACCATACACACCTGAAGGTATTGTTGCTGGTGTTGATACTTGGGATTTAGTTATTCAAGATGATAGTAAAGAAAGTACACCTTATGTTTGGAATGGACTTAACAATAAATGTAAAGGCATTCGTAAAGGTGAGATAGTATTATTAACAGCAGGTTCAGGTGTCGGTAAAAGCCAAGTCTGTCGTGAGATAGCGGCTGATTTAGTTTTAAAGAAAAAAAATATTGGCTACATTGCTTTAGAAGAAAGTGTTGCTAGAAGTGTAAGAGGTTTAATGAGTATTGATTTAAACCAGAAAATACACGAAGACGAGGTTAGAAAAAACCTTGATGAAGAAACATTAAAAGCATCTTGGAATAAAATTCAACCACACACATTTTTTCACAAACATTTTGGTTCAACAGATAGCGAAAACCTTATGTCAAAGATTAGGTTTTTAGTTAAAGGATGTGAATGTGATTATATATTTTTAGACCATATCAATATGGTTGTCTCAGGTCTTGAAGGTGATGAGAGAAAGTTAATTGATTTTACAATGACAAAGCTAAGAACATTAGTTGAAGAATGTAACTTTGGTTTAATAGTTGTTTGTCATTTAAAAAGAATTAGTGACAGTAAGTCTGGACACGAAGAAGGTGCAGTAACTTCATTAAGTCATTTAAGAGGTTCCCACGCGTTAGCCCAGTTATCAGATATGGTAATTGGTTTTGAACGTAACCAACAGTCTCAAGAAAATCATAATCTTATGACTGTAAGAGTTTTAAAAAATAGATATTGCGGTGACACTGGTGTTGCTACTTCGTTAATTTATAATCAAGAAACAGGTCGACTGTCTGAAGGAGATTTTCAAGATGAAATCGAAAGAACAGTTAGCTAAACAAATTAGAATTTATTTAAAAGCTTATTTAATAAAAGATAAAAGTTTTGTAAATTTAAGTGACAACGATAAATTGTATATCTATTCTTTATACAACAGACTACTTCATATTATTTATTTACAATTAAAACATCCAGGTATTTTACCTATTCTGTTTGTTCATCATCCAGAAACAAAAAAAATAATCGAAAAAATATTTGAAAGGATTTCTTACAAGCTACCATTTGTAGATGACATATCGGTAGTAGTGATACAATAATTATGAAAATTATATTTGATATTGAAACAAATGGCTTCTTACAAGAAGCAACAAAAATACATTCAATAGTAATTAAAGATATTGATACAGGTCAAATGTTCTCTTATCATGGAGATACAATTGGCAAAGGTCTTTATTTATTAAGTGGTGCTAACTTATTAGTTGGCCATAATATTTTAAAGTTTGACCTAGAAGTAATTAAAAAATTACATCCTGAATATATAATTGATGGTGATGTATTCGATACTTTATTAGTCAGTAGACTTATATGGACAAATCAAAAAGAGCTTGATTTTCAAAAGAAAGATTTACCTTTAAAATTAGCAGGTAGACATTCGTTAGAAAGTTGGGGTTACAGATTAGGTTTAAGAAAAGGTGAGTTTGCTAAAGAAAATGACTTTTCAGAATGGTCACAAAAAATGCAAGACTACTGTGAGTTAGATGTAGAAGTTAATTTAAAATTATATCAACTAATACAAAAGCAAAACTATTCCAAACAAGCAATACAGTTAGAGCATGAATTTGCTAGATGCATAATTCAACAAGAAGCACATGGATTTCATTTCAATGTGGCTTCTGCAAAGAAGCTGTATACCTCGCTTGCAAAAAGAAGGTTGGAGCTAGAGAAATCTTTAGTTTCAACCTTTCCAAACTGGCAAAAATACGTTGGTACTTTTATACCTAAAAGAGACAATAAAAGTCTAGGTTATACAAAGGGCGTACCAATAAAAAGATACAAAGAAATTACATTTAATCCAAATTCAAGAGACCATATTTCAGACAGGTTAATTAACAAAGGATGGAAACCAGAACAATATACACCTGATGGAAAACCTAAAGTTGATGAAAGTGTTTTGTCAACCTTACCATATCCAGAAGCAAAAATATTAGCAGAACATTTTTTAATACAAAAACGAATAGGACAATTAGCAGAAGGTGCAAACGCCTGGCTGAAATTAGAACAAGATGGAAAAATACATGGACAAGTTATTACTAACGGTGCGAACACTGGTAGATGTACACATCAAAAACCTAATGTTGCTCAAACGCCTTCAAGTGGTGTACCTTATGGTAAAGAATGTAGGTCTCTATTTACTATTCCTGATGGCTTTAGTCTTGTTGGCTGTGACGCTAGCTCTATTGAACTTAGGTGTCTTGGCCATTATCTCGGTGCATACGATAAAGGACATTTTACGAAGCAATTACTCGATGGGGATATTCATTCCTACAATCAAAAACAAATTGGCTTACCAACGAGAGATTTGGCGAAGAGGGTCATATATGGTTGCATCTATGGTATCGGAGATACAAGGCTTGGTGCAGTTGTTGGTAAAAGCAGTCAAGAAGGAAAACGAATAAAACAAAAATTGTTTGAAGCATTACCTGCATTAAAACAATTAAGAGATAATGTTATTATTTCAGTTAGAAATAAAAAATATTTATTAGGTTTAGATAAAAGAAAATTAATTCCAAGGTCTGAACATTCAAGTTTAAATTTATTAATACAAAGTTGCGGAGCTTTAATTTTAAAACAAGCTACCGTCATACTTCACAACAAACTAAAAGAAAAAAATTATAATGATGACGTACAAATGGTTGCTCATATTCACGATGAGCTACAGTTGCAGTGTAAATCTTCTATTGCAGATGCAGTAGGAAAAATTGCAAGACAATCAATAATAGATGCTGGAGTTTATTTTAATCTTAGGTGTCCTTTGGATGCTGCATACAAGATAGGAACTACATGGGCAGAGACACATTAAAATGCTGTTGTTGTAAAAAGACAGCTCATGTTATTTATGAAAAAAGATATTACTGTGCTTCTTGTAGATACAATATTCAATTAAATATACAACACGATACTGGTGCCCTCGGCCAGACTCGAACTGGCACTCCATAAATGGCATGGATTTTAAGTCCATTGTGTCTACCAATTTCACCACGAGGGCTTCAGTAACAAAAGCTTTTTATAAAAAATATTCATGTTTAACAACAACAAAGATTTCGATTTTGATTTAGCAAGGGGTGTTCAATCTGAACATTCATTAGCTAATATACTAGGTTTAAGTAAGGATAAAATCGAAGTTAAATCAGAGTTTGGTTTCTGGCAAAAATCAGGAAACATTTGTATTGAACTAGCATTCAAAGGGAAACCTAGTGGATTGCGTAGCACAAAAGCAAAATACTGGGCTCATAGATTTATGCTCAATAAAGATGTTTGTGTAGGTCAATGGATAATACCAGTCAAAAATTTAAAACAGATAGTCAAACTTTTTATTAAAGATAATAAAAAAAGAAAATCACAAATCATAAGAATGCTTGGAGACAACTATCAGTCAAGGTGTGTCTTAATTCCAATGTCAGATTTTATTAACCTATGGAGGAAAGTTGAAGTTAAAGAAATTACCAAAACTAAATAAGAAAAATTTTAATTATAAATTTTATTTAGTATATTGGATTGATATAAATTCCACATGTTCCTGGGAGAATTTAAAAACAATTGAAAACTATTTACCGACTATTTGTATTTCTACAGGTTGGTTAGTTTCAACATCTAATAATTGTCATAAGTTTGTAAGTGATGTGTCCTTTGAAGACAATGGAACTATTCTTGAAGTAGGTAACACCACAACAATTCCAAATCAAAACATAATCAAAATGAAGAAAGTAACAATATGCTAACAAGAAAAAAGACACTATTAATTGATGGCTCATTAATTGTGTATAGAGTTTCAGCAGCCTTAGAAGAAGCTACAGAATGGGAACATGATGTATGGACATTACATACTGATTTTAATTTAGCAAAACAAACTTTAGAAAATACTATTAAGCATTTCTTTATAAAATTAAATTGTAGTCGTATAGTCATCGCATTAGATGATAAAAATAATTTTAGAAAAAAATTATATCCTGAATATAAATCTAATAGAAAAAAAATTAGAAAACCTATTACAGTACAACCACTTAAAAATTATCTTAAAAAAGAATATGAATGTGTTTCATATCCTGGTTTAGAAGGTGATGACGTTCTTGGTATATTAGCAACATCAGAAGAATATAAAGATAATTGTATAGTATTATCTTCTGATAAAGATATGCGAACTGTTCCAGGTATGCATCATTTTATACATGATGGGTCTACTGAATTAGTAGATGAAGCTACTGCGAATTATAATTTTATGTATCAAACATTAATAGGTGATAGGACAGATAATTTTCCTGGTGTGCCTGGTGTTGGTGGTGTTAAAGCTCAAAGAGTTTTAGCTAATAAAAATGGTTTATCCGAAATGTGGCCTGCTGTTGTTGCTGAATATAAAAGAGCAAAATTAGATGAAGAAGAAGCATTAACTCAAGCAAGATTAGCAAGAATTTTAAGAGCTAGTGATTGGGATATTAAAAATAAGAAACCCATTTTATGGCAGTTAGGTAATTAACAATGGCTGAAATGAGAGAAGAACATTTAGAAGTAGTGTCCGCTAATAAAGCAAAAGCATACGAAAAAAAAGTTCAATTAGAAAAGGATGAATTACATAGGAAAGAAGTAATCAAATTTAAAGAAACAGTAGATATGCTAGAGAAACAAAAATCATATCTTCAATCACAACTACGTAAGAAACAAAAAAATGACAGCTAAAGATATATTTGAAAGTCTTAAATACCAAGAAGGCGGTACTCATTATAAAAAAATGAAGGTGCAACCAGCGTATTTTATTAATGAAAATAAACTTCCTTTTGCTGAAGGTAATGCAATTAAATATATTTGTAGACACCCATACAAAGGCAAAGAAGAAGATATTAAAAAAGCCATTCATTACTTAAAAATGATTTTAGATAGAGACTATAGCTAATCTAAAACAGGACAGTTTAGATATATGATACCAAAAAATAATAAATTACCTCACATTTCAAAAGAAATGTTGGAGGCATTAGATGTTTTATTTCCTGAAAAAACTCCAGAAATAAATATGGATATGAAGGAAATATATTTCAGAATTGGCCAAAGAAGCGTGGTTAGATATTTACATGCTGAAGCCAACAAGCAATCAGAAAATATCTTGGAGAATACTTAATGTGTAATAGTAGACCTAGTCCACCACCAGCTCCGAAACCAGACCCAATTGCTCCACCACCAATAACTAAAATTATTCAAGGTGCACCAATGGAAGCTGGATATTCAGAAGCGCAAGGTGATGGAGATAACACTATGTCAAAAAGACGTAGAGCTGGTTCGTCTGTTTTAAGAATACCCACGATTGGAGGGGTTTAATAGATGAGTTCAGAATATTTTAGTAGCGTAACTAATACTGGGACTTTAGCTGAAAAGTATAGAAAAAAAGTTACTGAAAGAGAATTATATTTAGATAGGGCACGACAGTGTAGTGAAGTTACAATCCCAACTTTAATTACTGAAGATAGCGAAACTACATCAGAATTATTTGATACACCATATCAAGGTGTAGGTGCTAGAGGTGTAAACAATTTAGCATCAAAATTATTATTAACTTTATTACCACCTAACGCACCATTTTTTAGATTAAGCATAGACAATTTTGCACTTAAAGAAATTGAACAAGATGAAAATTTAAAAAGCCAAATTGAAAAAGGATTAGCTGAAGTAGAAAAAGCTGTAATGAATAATATTGAAATCTCTAATGATAGAGTTTCTATATTCCAAGCTTTAAAGCATTTAATTATTGGTGGTAATGTTTTATTATTTTTAGATAAAGAAGGAATAAGAGTATTTCCATTATCTCAATATGTAATTGAAAGAGACCCTATGGGTCATGTATTAGAAATAGTAACTAAAGAAACTGTAGCATACAAAGTGTTACCAGAAGAAATTCAAAAAGAAATTTATTCACAAATAAACCCTGAAGAAAACGACAATAAAACATGTGATTTATACACATGTATAAAAAGAGTTAATAAGAAATTTGAAGTACACCAGGAAGTAAAAGGTGTCATTATTCCAGATAGTGTTGGAAGTTATGACCTAGATAAAACACCATACATTCCGCTAAGAATGATTAGAGTTGATGGCGAAAGCTATGGAAGAAGTTTCGTAGAAGAAATGCTCGGTGACTTAATTAGCCTAGAAGGATTAACTAAAGCAATTGTAGAAGGTGCTAGTGCATCAGCAAAAACATTGTTTATGGTTTCACCTAATGGAACCACTAGAGCTAAAGCTTTAGCTGAAAGTGAAAATGGTGCAATCATTGAAGGTTCAGCAGCAGATGTATCAGTATTACAAGTTGGTAAGTTTCCAGATTTTAGAGTTGCTCAAGAAACAATAGCAAAAATAGAACAAAGATTATCATATTCATTTTTATTAAATGCTTCAGTTGTAAGAGATAGTGAAAGAACTACAGCAGAAGAAGTAAGAATGGTAGCACAAGAATTACAAGATAGTCTTGGTGGTATCTATGGAATTTTATCTCAAGAATTTCAATTACCATTTGTTAAAAGAAAAATTAATATTTTACAAAAAAGTAAAAAATTACCTCCATTACCTAAAGGGGTTGTGTTTCCAAAAGTAATTACAGGTATTGAAGCATTAGGAAGAAGTAATGATAGAAATAAATTAATTCAATTTTTACAAACTTTAAATGGTGTATTAGGTGCGGAAGCAATTCAACAATACGTTAATGTAACTGAAGCAATATCAAGACTTGCTACAGCAGACGGTATTGAAACAGATGGATTAATTAGAACACCAGAAGAAATTCAAGCAGAGGCGCAAGCACAACAAGAAGCTGCACAAGCCGACCAACAGAACCAAGCAGTATTAAACGCTGGTTCACAAATAGCTGGAAATATTCCACCTGAAGCAATCGGCCAAGCTTTAAACCAAAACCAATAGGAGAAATAAATGGTTGAACAAGTTAAAATAACTCAAGGTGAAGAAAATGTATCACTAGAGGAACAGTCACAACAACAAGACACAAGCACAGAGGTTACACAAGAAGCTCAAGTAGAGGAGACTTCTAATGATAGACCAGAATGGCTTCCAGAAAAATTTACTAATGCAGAAGAATTAGCAAAAGCTTATGGAGAATTAGAAAAAAAGTTTTCTAAACCTGCGGACACACCAGTAGAAACTAAAGATTTAAAAATAGATAATACTGAAGAAGCAAAATCTAATCCAACGTTAGAACCTTTTTATAATGAATATACAGACAAAGGTTCATTAACTGATGAAAGTTATAATAAGCTAAATGAAATGGGTATTCCTAAAGATGTAGTGGATGCTTATATTTCTGGACAAGAAGCTTTAAGTGCAAAACATAATGAAGCTATGGTTGCAACAGTAGGTGGCCAAGAACAATATAATAATATGGTTCAATGGGCTGCACAGAATTTATCTAAAGGTGAAATAGAAGCCTTTAATAATGCTGTAGATGGAGCAAGTTTAGACCAGGCACAGTTAGCGATAGCTGGTGTTAATGCTAAATTTCAATCTAACACAAGAGAACCAAATTTATTTTCTGGTCAAAAATCAGAAAGTAACGTGGGTTATGAAAGCGTTGCTCAAATGCTCGCTGATATTAATAATCCTAAATATAAAGAAGACCCAGCTTTCAGAAAATCTGTGGAAGCAAAAGTCTCAAAATCAAACATAATGTAACACCTATTTAGGTGGGAAGGAGAAACATGTCGCTTTACAAAAATATTAATGCGAGGAAACGAGCTGGTACTTCAAGACCAAAGTCTAAAAGTACAGTAAGTGCAAAAGCATATTCAAACATGAAAAAAGGTTTTCCTAAAAAGAAGAAATAATCATGTTGAATTTTCTATTGCCTTTAATGAAAAATCCACTGACTAAATTAGTCGTAGATAGGAGCATTAGCGCTATCAATCATTCAATGGAAAAAAAGAAAATCATTAGGGCAAAAGAAATTGAAGCAGAACAGAATGTAAGTTTAGAGCAAATTAAAAGCTCAAACTCTAGTATTAAAGATGAAGTATTAACTATAAAAATTACATTAATATTTATTGCTTTATTTATTCCATACACACAGCCATGGATGGAGAAAGGATTTGAAATCCTAAAGTCAGCACCACAAGAATTTTGGTGGGCAGTTTTAATTGTCTACTCAGGAAGTTTCGGACTATCTACAGTTAGTAAGATAAGAGGAAAAAAATAACTCACACACTCTTCTTTAAGAGGAGTGAGCCTACACAAAGATATGAATTGCCTCATAGATTTACTTGCGAGTAAATTAAAAGAGATAACCTTTTTGAAGTATGTGGAGGAAACTAAAACAAACCAATCATAATTTAAAAGGAGAATAATTATGGCAAACGCAACAGCATCAAGAATTGGTGCAATTAATGGCGGAACCGATAAGAATGCTCTTTTCCTTAAAGTATGGAGTTCGGAAGTTTTAGCTACTTTCCAAAGAGAAAACAAAATGTTAGGGATGACTTCGGTCAGAACTATATCTTCAGGTAAGTCAGCTCAATTTCCAGTTGTTGGAACTAATTCAACATCATACCACACACCAGGAAATGAGATAACGGGAACGTCAGTTAATCATGCTGAGAAAGTAATAAACATTGATGATTTATTAATTTCGAATGCATTTTTAGCAAACATAGATGAAGCAAAAAACCACTATGATGTAAGAAGTGTTTACACATCAGAAATGGGTAGAGCACTAGCAAACAAAGTAGACCAACATCTACTTCAATTGTCTGTACTAGCAGCTCAAGCTTCTACAACAATCACAGGCGGAAACGGTGGTACTCAAATTACAGATAGTGATGCGAAGACGAATGCGGCTTCATTAATCGCTTCTATATTTGAATGTGCCCAAGCTCTTGATGAGCATGATGTGCCTTCAGAAGAAAGATACTGCGTGGTTCCACCAGCAACTTATTATCTTCTTGTTCAAAATGACAAGATTTTAAATAGAGACTTTGGTGCGAACAACAATGGTACTTTCCATGATGGAACAGTAATTAAAGTAGCTGGTATTAGCATAGTTAAAGCTAACACAGCAGTTACAGCATTTACTGACCAATCATCAGCTATCACTGGAACTAACAACACATACAATGTTGATGCACAAAATGTAGCAGCAGTTGTTTTCCACAAGAGTGCAATCGGTACTGTTAAATTAATGGACTTGGCTATGGAGAGTGAATATGACATTCGTAGACAAGGTTCACTAATGGTCGGAAAAATGGCTTTAGGTCATGGCATCCTTAGACCAGAAAGTGCTTCGTTAATTAAAACAGCATAATCTAAGTAGGCTAGGCGCAGCAATGCGCCTGGCTGCTCAATCACAAAATTATTATGGCATCAAATACAAGAACAACAAAATTAGAAAGCATTAATACAATGCTTAGTACGATTGGAGAGGCTCCAGTCAATTCACTAACTGGGACACTACCTACAGATGCTACTATGGCTATTAATATTCTTGATGAAGTTAATAGAGAAGTACAATCACAAGGTTGGAAATTTAATTCAAGTTACAAAGTTACATTAACAAGAGATACTAATAATAAAATTCCTATTGGTAATGATGTAATGCATATAGAATTTAATCATTTAAGAGAAAATAGAAGTAGTTACGACCCAGTATTAAGAGGTTCCTTTTTATATAATCTAGTTGATGAAAGTTTTGTCTGGGATAAAAACTTTGATAATGTAAGAGTTATTTTCTTAATACCTTTTGAAGATACAATTGAACAAGCAAGAAGATTTATTACAATCAGAGCATCGAGAATTTTTCACGATAGAACACTAGGAGCAAATGCTTTACACAGATTTTCACAGCAAGATGAATTAAGAGCTTTATCATTCTTAAAACAAGCAGAGGCTTCTACAGCAGACCACAATATATTTAATAGTTTAGACCAGTTTAAAACTGTTAGTAGAAATATGTTTTTAAAATAAATTTTTAAATGAGTTTAATTAATAGAAGTATTCCAAATTTAATTGGTGGCGTATCGCAACAACCTGAAATTTTGCGATTGGATAACCAAGCAACTGAACAACTTAATGGAATATCCAATGTAGTTGAAGGTTTAAAAAAAAGACCTCCATGCAGTGCAATAGCTAAAATTTCAAATTCAAATATTACAAATGCACATATTCATACAATTAATAGGGATGTAAGTGAGCGATACGTTTTGGTTATTACTAATGGCGGTATTACTGTGCATACTATTGATGGAGTTGCTAAAACAGTTGTAACAAGTGGTAGTGTATTAAGTTATTTAACTACAAATGATGCTAGACAAGATATTAAAGCATTAACAGTTAATGATTATACATACATAGTTAATAAATCTAAAACTGTATCAATGGCTAGCACCACAAGTGCAGCTAAAATTGAACAGGCTGTTTATACAATTACAACAGGAATAGGAAATTCAACAACACCTATTCCATATTCAGTAACTATTAATGGTTCTACATTTACATACAATTCACAAGATAATAACTCTAAAACAATTAGAGACGGATTAGTAACAGCTATTGGTAGTATATCTGGTATATCTATTTCAAACATTGGAGACAGTAGTTTCAGAGTATTTCAATCTTCGGGGACTTTATCTATATCAGCATCAGATGGATATGGAAATCAAGCAACTTCAGTTATTAAAGATGAAGTACAAAACTTTTCTGATTTACCAGCAGAAGCAATCAACAATATGGTTGTAGAGGTTAAAGGAAATCCTGCAAATAATTTTTATAGTTATTACGTAAAATATAAAAGTAGCACAAGAATTTGGGAAGAGACAATTAAACCTGGAATTAAAACGTCTCTTGATAATTCGACTATGCCAATTTTATTAATACGAACTGCTGATGGAAATTTTAGACTAACCGAAGCAGATGGTTCTTCTTATACAATTTCAGGAACTACTTATGATGTTCCTGCATGGGGAGGCAGAATAGTTGGTGATGAGGATACTTCAAAAAGTCCTACATTTGTTGGAACCAAAATAAGAGATATGTTTTTCCATAGAAATAGACTTGGATTTATAGCAGATGAAAATGTTATTATGACAAGGAATGGAAAATTCTTTGAATGGTTTAATGAAACAGTTACAGATAGTTTAGATACAGATATTATTGATATTAATGTAAGTCATACAAAAGTATCATTACTTAATCATGCAATTGCATTTGATGAACAGTTATTATTATTTTCAGACCAAACACAATTTATTCTAGCAGGTGGTGCAGCACTAACACCTAACAATGTTAATGTAACTGTAACTACTGAATATGAAAATTCAAAAACTGTAAAACCAGTTGGTTCAGGTTCAAATGTATTTTTTGGATTTGAAAAAGGAAAATTTTCAGGATTAAGAGAAATGTATGTTGAGGATGATGGTGAAACTAATAAAGGTGAAGATATAACTTCAAACATACCTAAATATATTCCAAGTAATTTATTTAAATTTGCAACAGCATCTAATGAAAATATTTTAGTTGCTTTAAGCTCAACACCTTTTGAAGCTAATAACCTATATGTTTACCAATGGTTTATATCGGATGGAAGAAGATTACAAAGTGCATGGCATAAATGGCAAATAGGTTCACTTCAATTTGGCGATAGTGGAACAACTATATTAAATATAGATTTTATTGGAGCAGATTTATACATAGTCACTAATAGAAGTGACGGAGTATTTTTAGAAAAAATGGATTGTTCAGCAGCAGCAGTTGATGAAGGTTCAAATTATTTAACATATTTAGATAGAAAGCTTGATGACACTCAAGTTTCAATTTCATACAATAGTGTAACAAAACAAACTACAATTATATTACCTTATTCAATTACAGCAGGAGATTTTTTCTTTCCAATAAAAGTTGTTGGAGCACCAGGAGGTAGTAACATTCCTGGAGCTATCTTTGAAATAGTTTCAAAAACAAGCACAACAGTTATAGTTAAAGGTGATTTGACTGGTGTTAAATTCTTTATTGGAGTTGATTACTCATTTGTTTATGAGTTTTCACAACAATATTTAGCTGTAGGACAAGCAGCTAGTGGCACAGGTAATAGAACAAGAATTAGAGAAGGCAGACTTCAGATAAGAAATTGGACAGTATCTTATGATAATACTGCTCATTTTACTGTGGAAGTAACGCCATTAGCTAGAGATACCAGTGTATATACATTTAACGCTGTAACGATTGGTAGTTCATCAGCAGGAGGTGTGAATTTAGAAGATGGTTTTTATAATTTTGCAATCCAAAGTAGGAATGAAAATCTTATTGTTAAATTAAAAAATGAAAGTCATTTACCTTCTAATTTTGTAAACGCAGAATGGGAAGGATATTATGTATCCCAATCAAAAAGCAATTAAACCTTATTTAAGAGTAGCAACAGAACAAGACTGTTTATTTTTATCAGAAAATTTAAGAGAAGATGATTATAAAGAAATTCAAGCAGTTGTAGGATTGCCTCCATTATTGTCTTTATTACATGGTTATAAAACTAGCCAAGTTCCTTTAGTAATTTGTAACGAAAAAAATAAAGTAGTTGCTATGATAGGTGTAGTACCAAATGGCCTCATAGGTTCTATTTGGATGGTAGGAACCCCAGAATTAAAAAAAATATCAGTTTCATTTTTAAGAAACTGTCAAGGAGTATTCAAAGTTTTAAAAAATAATTTTTCAATTTTGCATAATTATGTTGATGCAAGAAATGAATTACACATTCGTTGGTTAAAGTGGATGGGTTTTTCATTTATAAAAAAACATGACAATTATGGATTAGAAAAAATTTCTTTTTACGAATTTATTAAAATATAATGTGTAGCCCAACTTTAGTAGTATCTGGTATAAGTGCTGGATTGCAGTATCAACAATCTGTTAAACAACAAAAAGCAGAACGTGACGCTCAAATCCGACAGAATGAAATTGCGCTAGCTAATTTAAACAATAGAAGAGCAAGCTTACAAACTAAAATTACACAAAAGACAAAAAAGAATTTAAAGATATTAGGTATTAAAGAAAGAGAAGCACGAAGAAATAAAGCAGAATTTAAAGCTTCAGACAGAGGTATAGGTGGAAACACATATCAATTCTTAGTACAAAATTTTGATAATAATTTAGCAGATGTAAGTAAAACAGTATTAGGAAATATAGAGTTTGACCGTCAGCAATTTAGAAGAGATTATTTAAATCTAAATTCTGTATATGACAGACAATCAACATTTGTAACCAATGTAGATAGAAGAACACCTGCATTAGCTGCAGGGTTAAGTTATTCAAAAAGTTATTTTGATTATAAAAATAAAATAAAAGCAAATGAGCTTAACAAAAAATATAGCTTCGGTGACTTTAATCTTGAAGAATATGAAGAGGATAGAATGTAATGGCTAAAAAAATAAAAGACCCACAATTTAATTTAGGCTATGCTTTACCTGAAGGTGTAGTTAATGATTTTGATATTTTCTATAAACCACAAACAGCTCCAAAAAACAGAGAAGTAGCAAGTTTAATTAATTCATTATCTAATATTGTACCAACACTAGCTACTTATGATGTAATTGAACAATCAGAGCTTAAAGGAAAAAATGAAGCTCAAGCTGTAGAAGATTTTAATGTTAATAAAGAGGCTTTTGCAACATTAGTAAAAAGTAAAAAAATGCCAGCAGGTGCTAATCCTCACTATTTTAATAAAATGATGGAATTAGATTTAGCTACTAAAGCTAGAGATTTTCAAAGAAAATTTGATGATTATTACGTTAATAATATGTCAGACATGACAGACCAAGATACATTTAAAAGTGTATACCAAGATGAGCTTAAAACATTTTATAAGGAAAATAATTTAGATAAATATGACCCAATAGCTTTGAACAAAGCTTTTTTTTCAACAACATCAAAATACAGAGACGATAAAGAATTTACACATAATAATAATAGATTAGCAAAAATTGAAAAACAAACTAAAGAATTAGAAGTAAGAGATTACGCAGGTTCATTTATTGATTTTCAATATAAGGATGCTTCAATAGATGATGTTCACGCATTTATTAAAAGTAAAACTAACGATTATATTTCTTTAACTAAAAATAAAAATGAAGCTAATGAATTGTTTTTAACAGGTCTTAAAACTTATGTTGGAGCGGTAAATACACTAGATGGTTTTAAGTATGCAAGAAAATTAGTTGCTAGTTTAGATAATCTTAATTTGGGTACAGGTAGTTTTTCAGGTTCTAATAGAGCTCTATATTATCAAAAAACAATGGAAAACGAATTAGCAGAAAAAGAATTATCACATCTTCAAAGAGAAGATAAACTTTTTACTGTTAGAAAAGAAAGAGACGAACAACAATTAACAAATGATTATTTTAATTTTAGAGAAAACCCTGAATTTGAATTTGGAGATTTAATAGGTACATTAAATGAAGAGGGTGAATTAGCTAATGATAAATATAATGCTAGACAAAAAAATTATTTAACAGAATTACACAATGCAACTGAAGAAGGTAAACGAGTTAAAAATTCATCACCAGGTGCACTTGTTGAATTAATAGATTTACAAGAAAACAATCCTTATTTAATTAGAGAAAGAGCTTTACAACTAATGGAAGCTGGCGAACTTACAACTGCTGATTTTGAAAGATTTAATAATTCAGCAGGTAATTATGATGTTTTAGAAAATAATGTGTTTTTTAGAAAAAGTAGAGTTTTCAATAATTTAAGAAATTTTTTTGATGACCCAAGATTAGCACAATTTCCAGATTTAAAAGTTGAAGTACCTTTACTAAAAATGGATTTTGAAAATGATGTAGTTCAATATTGGAACAGTATTAAAGATGAAAACATTACGCCTCAAGAAAAACAAATAAAATTAAATGGTGAAATTAAATTGTTAATTGGTCGAGCTTTACAAGACAGTAGAATTTTTGGTCAAAATGAAGATTTATTAATTGATTTAAGTACAAGATATAAAATTTTTATACCTAACATTGGAGAACAATAATTTATATGGCACAAGTAATAAAACGTAACGGTGAAACTTATACATTTCCAGATGATTTTTCTGAAGAGCAAATAGAAAAAGAAATTCAAAAACAAACTGGCAATGTTGTTTCTGAAAAACCAGTAGAACCTGAACAGGATTTACCAACTGATGATAAAAGAGGTTGGGCTACAGATTTACCTTTACAAGTCATTGGTGGTATTAGGGATGCATCACAGTCAGCAATTGGTTTAGTAGAAGATATTCAAGAGAAAACTACTGATGATGATGGTCTCGCAGGTAGTGCAGTTGTATTTGGTGATAATGCGAACAATGGAATTGTTGGTATAAAAACTAAAAGACAATTAAAAGAAGACGGTATTGGTTATGTAGGTTTAGGTAAAATAGATGAAGATGATGCTTATGAATTACCAGATGTTGATGATGCAGATACTAAATTAGGTGCTTTTACTAGAGGTGTTTCGCAATTTATGACTGGTTGGTATGCAACCAAACCTTTAAGCATTGTTAAAGCTACTACAAAAGGTGGTAAGATTGCAGGTGCATTATCAAAAGGTGCTGTAGCAGATGTTGTAGCTTTTGATGAAAATACAGGAAGATTTGTAGATATGGTTAATACAAACTTTCCATCATTACAAAATCCATTATTTGAATATCTATCAGCAGAAGGCAAAGATGAAACTTGGTATGAAGCAAGAATGAAAAATGCTTTAGAGGGTTTGATGATAGGAGGAATATTTGAAGGAACTGCTAGAGGTGTTCAAACAATAAAATCTGGAAATTTAAAAGAACAATTTTCAAAATTTAAATCTGATTTTTTAGATACAGCTAGATTTATAAAATTTAATAGAAAAACACTTACTGGTGAAAAAATAGATTTTGCTAAATTAAAAGAAGTAGAAAATAGATTATTAGGTGAAACAACAGAGCTTACACCTTCAGGTAAAAAATCTTCAGAAAAACTTGCAAAGAAAATTAAAGATGAAGCAAGCACACAAAAGATTGCAGATACAGTTGAAGTATTAAAAGATAAAGTTTCTTCTGATGAATTAAATGAACAAATTATAAATACGTTTGATGATTTTATTAATAGTGCTAGAGAAAATGTTGCTAGTGGGGGTGCTAAAAAGACTTTAGACTGGAGAACAAATTTAGGTGAAAGTTTAAATTTTAAATTATCACCAAGAGCATACGCAGATAGTAACTTTGGTACAATTGTTTTAGAAGCTTTACAAAAAGTAGTTAGAAGTGAAAGACAATTTGATGTTATGTCAAATAAGCTTATTGAAAACCAAGCTAAAAAACACGGTGGTGACATAATACAAACTACAAAAATGTTAGGACAACTAGGTGATAAATTACAAGGTGGCCTAAAATATATGTATGCTTCACAACAGATACAACAAAATTTAGCAGATGCATTATACAGACAAGTTAAAGATGTAGATGGTAAATATACTGATAATGACATGAAACTTACAACTGCATTGTTAATGAGACTTATGAGGTTTGATGAAAAAGTTACATCCAATGTTGGTAGAGGTTTACAATTACGAAGTGTCTTAAAAGATGCTGTAACAGAATATGATTTAGGTTCAGATGCAATTTTAAAATTGGTTAGAAATATGGATACCTGGACAGGTAATTTTTCTGACTTTAAAAAATCTGTTGCTTTAGTCAAAGATAAAAATGCTCTTCAAAAAGTATTTGGATTTGTAGCTCAAAACAGAATGTGGAATGTAGTAAATGAAATTTGGATGTCAGCAGTATTATCATCACCAAAAACACAAATAATTAATGCTGTATCAACTGGTCTTAATATGTATTTAAAACCATTAGATTTAATGGTGGGTTCAAAACTTGCATGGGGTTTAGACCCACAAACAGCTAAATTAGTAAAAGCACAAGCTGAACAAGGAGCTGCAATATTAGCAGGTTATAAAAATTATTATTCAGATGCTATTACATTTATGAAAAAAGCATTTAACGATGAAGATAGTATTTTATTTGGCGGAAGTACAAAATTTGATACACAAACAAAAGCATTAGGTACTGGCTCAAAAGCAAAATTAGCAAGAATACCATTAAGAGGTTTGACAGCAGTTGATGAGTTTTTTAAACAAATTACATATAGAAGTTATTTAAGTGAAATAGCTGTAAGAGAAGCACTTGAAGCAGGTGCATCCAGAACAAAAATAGTCGGTAAGTTACCTAATGGTAAAGAAATTACAGAATTTGACCAAATGGTTGCTAACAGAGTTAGACAAGGTTTTGATGAAACTGGATTAATTGGAATAGATAAAGAAGCTGCTGATTATGCACAACAAGTTACTTTTACAAAAGATTTAGATGGAGTTCTTGGGTTTGTGCAAAATGGAGTTAATTCAGCACCTATATTAAAACAAATATTACCATTTGTTAAAACACCTTCTAACCTTGCAATACAAGCATTACAAAGAAGCCCATTTGGAGCTTTTGGAAAAAATAATTGGGATAACTTTACAGGAGCAAGTAGAGACCCAAGAAAAATTGCAGAGACAAGAGGTAGAGTTGCTATTGGTACAACTATACTTGGTGCAACATCAATGCTTGTCATGTCAGGTAATATAACTGGTGGTTATCATCCAGACCCAAGTATTAGAGAGTTACAACAATCACAAGGTTTTGCTGAATACTCATATAAAATTCCTGGAACAGATACTTATATACAATATGGAAGATTAGACCCAGTTGGTATGTTGATTGGTTTTATTGCTGATTACACACAAATTTATCAAGACCTTACTGAAAAAGAAAAATTAAAAATTGAAAATGATTTCTTAGGATTTATGGTCAGACAACAACAAGGTGGAGCAGAAGAGCAATTAGGTACTACTGATAAAATACAAAATTTTACAGTAGCTACTTATAAATCAATGTATAAAAATATTGCTTCTAAAACTTATTTAAGAGCATTAACTGATTTTGTTAAGTCATTTGATGGTGAAGCTGTTGAAGGTAAAGGCGGATGGTGGTTACAAAACAAAGTAGCATCGTTTGTACCTAATATTTTATCAAAAGTTTCAAACGACCCTTTTATGAGAAAGACTGAAGGTTATTTTAATAATATTAAAAAGAAAATTAATTCAAGAGTTTTACCTAAAAGATATAATTCATTAGGAGAAACAATAAAATATCAAGATAACGATGTATTTAGATTTATAAATAATGCAATAAATCCGCTTACTATAAAAGATTTAAGAGAAGATAAACTTTTAAAATCTTTAATAAATGATGGTATAAAAATTCCTAGATTAGATGCTGTTAGAGAAGATATTGATTTAACTAAATATAAAATAATGGATGAAAAAGACCCTGATTTTGGAAAAACTGCTTATGAAGTATTTAATGAAGAAATTGGTAAATCTAATTTAAGAAAATCATTAGAACGTCTAATTGAACAAAATAGTTATAAAAATGCACCAGCTACAATTTCTATTGATGAGAACATGAAAAATTTAGGTGGTAAACAAGTTATGGTATGGAAAAAAGTTCAATCTGCTAGAGACATGGCTTTTATGAAAATAAAATATAGTTCAAAATTTAAATCAATATTAGACCCAGAAGTAACTTTGTCATCATCTTTTTTTAATAAAGATATTCAAAAAGGTAATATTAAAGCAACAAACAGATACCCTAAAAATGTTAAGAAGGGTGTTTACAATTTCATAGAGCAGACCAAATAAGCAAAACAGGACAGTTTAGATATATAGATGTCATTTTTAGCAAGAGTGACGTACACCTCAAATGGTAGTACGCCCACTTTCTCATTTAGTTTTCCTTACATTTTACAAAGTCACATAAAAGCTTTTGTAAATGGAGTAGAGGACACTAGTATTACATTTCCAACAACTAGCTCGGTTACACTATCAAGTACACCTGCAAATGGAGCTACAGTTGTTATTCAAAGATTTACACCGTCAGACACAAGATTAACTGATTTTCAGGATGGTTCTGTATTAACTTCAGCAGATTTAGACCAATCAGCAGACCAAAACTTTTACATAGCACAAGAAACTTCAGACAATGTTTCTTCTAATTTAAGTTTAAATAATAGTAATTTATATGATGCTAACAATAATAGAATTATTAATGTAGCTAATCCAGTAGATGCACAAGATGCAGTCACTAAACATTACTTAGAAAATACTTGGTTATCAACTTCAGATAAAGCAAATATTAATACTTTAGCACCAGTAAGCACACAAATTGGTTTACTAGGTACTTCAGCAGTTATTAGTGATTTAAATACTTTAGGAACAGCAGATGTTGTTTCAGATATGAACACATTGGCAACCGCTGACGTTGTGTCAGATTTAAATACACTTGCTACTGCTGATGTTGTTTCTGACATGAACACACTAGCTACTTCTTCTAATGTAACAAACATGAATACATTAGCTGCAAACATTACAGGTGTAAATTCATTTGCTGAAAGATATAGAGTTTCAACTAATGACCCAACATCAAATAATGATGCAGGTGATTTAGCTTTTGTAACCAGTAGTTCAAAACTAAGATATTATAATGGAAGTGCATGGGTAGACACTTTAGATACAAGTTCTTTAAATAATCTTAATGCCTCTAATTTAACAAGTGGCACAGTACCAACTGCAAGATTATCAAATATTCCAAATGCATCATTAACAAATAGTGCAATTACAATTAATGGGACTTCAGTTTCACTTGGTGGAACAATTACAACAGCAGGAGACATTGAAGGTGTAACTGCTGGCACAGGATTAAGTGGAGGTGGAAATTCTGGAACTGTTACTTTAAATATAGATAGTACAGTAGCCACATTAACTGGCTCACAAATTTTAACTAACAAAACTATAGATGTAGATAACAATACCGTTTCTAACATTGAAGTAGATAATTTAAAATCTGGTGTCCTGGACACTGCATTATCAAGTGTATCTTCTAATGATGATACAATAGCATCCGCTAAAGCAATTAAATCTTATGTAGATACACAAGTCGCAACAATACCAACAGGTGATATTACTTCAGTAGTTGCTGGTACTGGTTTATCTGGAGGTGCTACAAGTGGTGATGCTACTTTAAGTATTAACAGTGCAACACATTTATCTAGTAATGATACAGATGACTTATCTGAAGGTTCAACAAATCTTTATTATACAAATGCTAGAGCAGACGCTAGAGTAAACCTACAAACTGGTTCAAACTTAGATTTAAGCAACAAATCAACTACTAATTTATCTGAAGGAACAAACCTATATTATACTGATGCAAGGTTTGACACTAGATTAGCAGCCAAAGATACCAATAATTTAACTGAAGGTTCTAGCAATCTTTATTTTACTAACGCAAGAGCAGACGCAAGAATTAATCTACAAACAGGTTCAAATTTAAGTTTAAGTAATAAATCAACTTCAGATTTATCTGAAGGTTCAAATCTTTATTACACAGATGAAAGAGTTGATGACAGAGTAAACGGATTACTTACAGCAGGTTCAAATATTACATTAACATATAATGATGCTGGTAACTCACTAACAATAGCAGCAACAGATACAGATAACAGCATCCCATTTGCAATAGCACTTGGATAATAATTAAGGAGAAAATAAAAAATGGCAAATAACTTTAGTTCAACTAATGCTCGGATAGCGAATAATAGCTTAACGACAGTAGTTTCAACTACATCAAACAAACAAATCGTTATTGGTTGTCTTGTGGCTAACACAGGAGGTACAGCTATTCTAGTAGATGTACTAATTAATGATGGTTCTAACGATAGATACCTAATTAAAGAAGCACCCCTAACTACTGGAAGTTCTATTGAAATAGTCAACGGAAAAGTAGTAATACCTTCAGGTGGTTCATTAAAAATTAAATCTAACAATTCGTCAGGTAATGTTGATGCTTTTGTTTCACTATTGACGGATGTTGCGTAGATGTATTTAGGAAATTCACCTGCACTTAACTATACGAGTTTAGCTACTCAAACATTTACTACTGTTACTGGGCAAACTCAGTACACTTTAGACCACTCTGTAGCTAATGGTAACGATATACTTTTATATATTTCAAACGTAAAACAGGTAGAAGGTGGTAGTAATTCTTATACTGCAACAGGTAATACTTTAACTTTAAATACTGCAATTTCAGCAGGTACAGAAATGTATTGTTTGTTTGTTTCAGTTGCGAGGGAAAGTATAACACCACCAAACGCTAGTGTTGGAACAAGCCAGTTAGCATCTTCTTTAGACTTATCTAGTAAGACAGTAACACTTGCTAGTAACATGACTAATGCACCTGCTTTTGAAGCTCACTTATCAAGTAATCAAACATTAACTGATGAAATAAAAACAAAAGTTCAGTTTGATAATGAAATTTTTGACACAGATAATGCTTATGATAATTCTACTAACTACAGATTTACACCACAAGTTTCTGGAAAATATTTTGTTTATGGAGACATAAATGTTGACCCAGGTGGAACATCACAATTAATTCATGCGTCTATAAATATTTATAAAAATGGAAGTGTTATTAGAATGCATGAAGTAAATTTTAATACTAATTATGCAAGAAGATTTAATGCATCAATTGCTTGTGTAATTGATATGAATGGTTCTTCTGATTATTTAGAAATATTTGCATATGGAAATGATACTTCAGGAAATCCAATATTAAACACTGCTGCACCTAAAACCAATCTTTTCGGTGCATACAAATTAATAGGAATTTAATAAATTATGGCAATATCAAAAATACCAAGTGCTGGATTTCAAGACAATGTTAAGTTCAGAAACATCATCATCAATGGTGACATGAGCATAGCACAAAGAGGAACTTCAACATCTTCAATAACTTCAAGTGGTTATTACACAGTTGATAGATTTAGGTTAAACCTTTCTAGTCTTGGAACATGGACACAATCACAATCAACTGATGTACCAACTGGTCAAGGTTTTGCAACATCTTTAAAAATGGATTGCACAACTGCAAATGCTTCTCCATCTGCTAGTGATAGATTACTTTTTCAACAAATTATTGAAGGTCAAATGTTACAGTATTTAAAAAAAGGAACATCAAACGCTGAAAGTTTAACTTTATCATTTTGGGTGAAGTCTACAAAAACTGGTACAAATATTGTTGAACTATTTGATAATGATAACACAAGAGCTATTTCAAAATCATATACTATTAATTCAACTAATACTTGGGAAAAGAAAACTATAACTTATCCAGGTGATACAAGTGGTGCTTTTGGTAATGATAATGATACAAGTTTATATCTTGGTTTTTATTTAGGTGCTGGCAGTGATAAAACATCAGGAACTTTACAAACATCTTGGGTTGCAAACACAAACGCAAACAGAGCAGTAGGTCAAGTTAATCATGCAGATAGCACATCAAACGAATGGTACATCACAGGCGTACAATTAGAAGCTGGAACTGCATCTGATTTTGAGTTCTTACCTTTTGATATTATGCACAATAGATGTTTAAGATATTATACAACATCACAAGGAGTTGATGAGTTTGGTGGGTTTTCAAGTGGTGATGAAAATGCAATTTTTGCAGGAAGAATAGGTGCATTTAGCAATCAACCTGTTCATGTTAGATTTCCAGTTAGAATGAGAACTACACCAACGATTACATTATATTCTTTAGCAGGAACGTCTGGAAATATTTCAAATACAACAACTACTGCTGGTACTCATAGTTCAGATGATACTGCTACTACTGGAAGAGTTAGTGAAAGTGGACTAGGATATATAACAGGTTTTGGTGGTAGTAGTGGTCAAGGTTTTGCTTTTCAATATGAAGCAGATGCGGAGTTATAATTATGATTAGTAGTGTAGAAAAAATATATATTGATGGAAACTTTGAAAATTACAAAGTTATATTTTCAGATGGTAAAATATCTAATGTACCACTAGACGAAGCAAACAAAGATTACCAAGCAATTCAAGAATGGATAGCAGATGGTGGAACAGTAATAGATAATGGGGGTCAAGAATAATGGGAAATTATTTGGGCAGAGGATTAGATAAAATATCAAACATAGAGGTACTAGATAATATTACCTTTGATGGTTCTAGTTCTTATTCTATTACAAAAGGTTCAGTAGCATTTACACCAAACTCAGCTCAATCATGTTTGATTAGTATTGATGGTGTGGTTCAAGCTACTAACTTTACAGTTTCTAGTTCTACAATAGACTTTGGCGTTGCTATACCAAGCACAAGTGTTTGTAATTTCTTTTTACATTATGGAACAGGAGTTATGACAGTACCTAGTGATGGCTCTGTGACTACTGCTAAACTTGGAGATAACGCTGTTACTACTGCTAAGATTGGAAGTGG